AGAAAACTTCAAATATACTACAACCTCTAACAAAGTAGCTAAGAAATCAATTTCAGAAGGAATTGCGAGTAAGGTAACAAAATCTACTAAACCGTCTGTATCTAAGCAAGTAATTGTGGAAAATACTCAATTATCTGATAGATTTAAAAAATTAGCAGGAATTTTAAAATAATTATTAACAACTAAACTTAAAAGTACATAAAATGGACTTACAAAAATTAATGAATGGCAATAACCCACAGAGTGTCATGCTTGAGCAAACTAGAGGTTTGAAAGCAAAATGGGAAAAAACTGGTTTACTTGAAGGAGTAAAATCAGAAACAACTAAGCATGGTATGGCAGTATTGCTAGAAAACCAAGCAAAACAATTATTGGATGAAGCTACCAGAACTGGTACATCAGGTGGTTCGGAAGAATGGGCAGGTGTTGCACTTCCATTGGTAAGAAGAGTATTCGGTTCTATCGCAGCGAAAGAATTCGTTTCGGTTCAACCAATGAACTTACCTTCAGGTCTTATTTTCTACATGGACTTCAAATATGGTTCAAACCCAGCAGGTAATCCTGACTTTACAGGTTCATCATTATTTGGTAACAGTGGTACTTTTGGTAAAGATTCTTTATCTCCAGCAGGTAACAAATTAGGTTCAACTCAAGCAGCTGAAGGTGGTTTGTATGGTGCAGGTAGATTCGGATACACAATCAATAACGCAACTTCTGCATCTCAAGTAATTTCAGTTGCTTCTGCATCTTTAGCAGATATTGATTATGATTTATCTTCTGGTTCAGTTTCTGCATCTTATGCAGCTAACACTTTGAAGAAAGTTGTAGTAGCATTACCAGGTGATGCTGATTTCAATGGTATTAGAGCTTTTGAATTAACTATGTTAACCGGTTCAGCTGTAAACGTTTTCCCTCAATATACTACTAAGAATGGTAACAATGTTGAATTCGTTGTATCAGGTACAGGTTTTGCTACAGGTAATAATGGTGCTTCTTTAGCATATCACGTTCAACCAACTGCAGAAAACAGAGGTGATTTCGAAGATAGAGGTAATAACTTGGCAATTCCAGAAATCGAATTAGAATTGAAATCAGAGCCAATCGTTGCTAAAACTCGTAAGTTAAAAGCAATTTGGACTCCTGAATTGGCGCAAGATTTGAACGCATACCACTCTGTTGACGCAGAAGCGGAATTGACTCAAATGTTAAGTGAATACATCTCTTTAGAAATCGACTTAGAAATCTTAGAAATGTTACAACAAAACGCTTTCACAACTGAATACTGGTCAGCAAAAGTTGGATATGATTGGAATGGTGCTGGTTTCTCAATTGATTCTAATGCGGCTGCAGCTTCTGCATACCAAAAGAACACTTGGTTCCAGACTTTGGGTATTAAATTACAAAAAGTATCTAACAAAATTCACCAATTAACAATGAGAGGTGGAGCTAATTTCGTAGTAGTTTCTCCAAACGTTGCAACTATCTTAGAATCAATGAACGGATTCTCTGCTAATCCAGGGAAAGACGCTTTATCATTCGCAGCAGGTGTAAGTAACATTGGACAAATCTCTAATAGATACGATGTATATAAGAACCCTTATATGACTGAGAACGTATTATTAATGGGCTTCAAAGGTTCTAACTTCTTCGAAACAGGCGCTGTTTACGCTCCATATGTTCCGTTGATTATGACTCCTTTAGTGTACGACCCAACTAACTTCACTCCAAGAAGAGGAGTTATGACTCGTTACGCTAAGAAATTAGTAAGACCAGAATTCTACGGTAAAGTAGTAATTGATGGTTTAGAAACTCTTTAATCTTAACGGATTAGGATAATCGGAAAGAGGGATAGAAATATCTCCTCTTTTTTTATTGTTATAATAAAATTTTTATATTTATATTAGTAAAGTATTAAAAATCACAAATAAATTAAACAAAATGGCATACCCAGAACCAAAGTATTCAGTAACAGAAACCGCAAAAGATTTACCAACATATACTGCGGAAAGTACAGACAAAATTTTAGCTAGACAAGCAGATGGTAAAATGGGATACATATTAGTATCCGATTTACAAGTAACATTGGATGGTGATGGTTTGGCAACCGATGCCTCCGTTACCTCATTGAGTGGTAGTATTGCAACTAAAATGGCAAATACTTCATTTGGATATGTTACTGGTAGTTTTGCAAATGATGGAGCTGCAGCATCGGCCGGCGTTCCAGTTGGTGGATTGTATCATACTACCGGTACGGTTAAAGTTAGATTAACATAGTTTTCAATTTTATTAAAAATATTAAAGAGGGGATAGAAATATCTCCTCTTTTTTTTATGTCCATACTTATCTCACTTCTTTTTTTATTTTAATATAATATTTATAGTAGTAAAACTATAAATTATTAGAATATGTCTTTAAATTTAAAATGGCCTGGCAGTGGTTCTGTCATCTCTGGCTCAACTCCATTTGGTCTGTATGATTCGGATACCGATTTCAAAAACGATGGACCAAAAACAGCCGGATGGTGTGCAAAACGGTTAGGGTATCCGATTGTAGATGTTGAAATGATTGATGAGCAATTTTATGCTTGTTTTGAAGAATCGGTTTCTGAATATTCGGCACAAGTAAATCAATTTAATCTTCGTAATAATTTAGATATTTTAAGAGGACAACCGAAAGGAAAAGTTGCAAACTATTCACAAACATTGGTAGATGGTTCATTCTTACCAACTGCAGTTCGTATGGCACAACAATACGGAACTTTAGCAGGAGTTGGTGGTACAACTTCAATCAAAAAAGCTTATATAAATTTAGTTCCAGAACAACAAATTTATAATATAATGAGTGCATCGGTAGATGTGGAAACCTCTGCATCTTTTGCAACATTATTTACAGGCAGTTCTACGATTGATGTAACTAGAGTATTTCACGAAGCAACACCCGCCATAACTAGATTTTTTGATCCATATTCAGTTGGGGCACAAGGAACTTTGAATTTAATAAGTGAATTGGGATTTGGAAGTTACTCACCTGCTGCACAATTCTTAATGATGCCTTTATATGAGGATGTATTAAGAATGCAACAAATTGAATTTAATGACCATATTAGAAAATCTGCACATACTTTTAATATAGTAGATAACAAATTAGAAATATTCCCAATACCAACGGAAGGTACATTATCAAAAATATATTTTGAATATATGAGTAGAGATGAATTTGAACACGATTCACAAACTATTCAATCAGATTCACTTTCGGATTATTCTGACATTCCATATGATTTTATTCAATATAGTAATATAAATGATGTTGGTAAACAGTGGATTAGAAAGTATACATTAGCTCTTTCAAAAGAATTATTAGGTGCAATTAGAGAGAAATATTCATCTATTCCAATTCCAGATGCAGAAATCAGTTTAGATGGTGCGGCATTACGAGCAGAGGCACAGGTTGAAAAAGATAATTTAATTACACAACTTAGAGAGAATTTGGAAGAGATGAGTAGAAAGAATGTGTTTGAAAAACAAGCACATGAATCAGACCATCATCAGGATATGTTGAGAAAAGTTCCACTAAGATTATATGTAGGATAATATGCCAAAGTTCGTATCGGAAAGAGATGTTAATTTTTTCAAAAGTATAGCCAGAGAATTGGTAGATGTTGTTGTGCAGGTAGAAGTTGCACTATACAAATTAAATATTTACGAAAGTAAAATAAACATATACGGCGAATCTACTAATAAAACGTGGTATCAGGGAGTATCTTTATATGCAATGGTTGATAAAGATCCTGAAAATGTAGTATATGAAGGATTTGGTCCTGATAATTCTCAATTGATTACATTCAAATTTGACAAAGATTTATGTGAAGAAAAGGGTATATATCCGGAAATAGGTGATGTTATTATGTTTGATAACTCATACTATGAAATAGATAATACAAATGAAGTTCAATTTATTGGAGGACAACCATACAATAATTACAGTATAGTTTGTACTACGTTTATGACACGTAAATCAAACTTAAATATTACAGAAAGAGTAAGATAATGGCAAATAGAGAGATAATTAGACCAGAGTTAAACAGAGCAAATCAAACTAAATACGAAAAGGGGGATATAAGACAATCCATAACCCTATTTGATATTGATTATGCTATGATGACTTATTTGGAAGATGTGATATTGCCTGATTTAGAAGATGGCGATGGTAGTACCGTTAGAATACCTGTAATATATGGTAATTCAGAAAGATGGAACGGTGCTAGAAAAGAAGGTATTTATAGAGATATAAAAGGGCAGATACAATTACCAATAATGATGTTAAGACGTTCATCTATTTCAAAAGATGATACTATGCCGTTACTAAATAGACATCTATCATATCCGACAGTAACCAAGTTTAATAAAAATAATAGATATGATAGGTTTAGTATCTTAAATGGAACAAAACCATCATATGAGTTATACGATATTGCTATGGCAAACTACGTTGATATAAGTTATGAATGTATGTGTTGGACATCGTATACCGAACATCTTAATAAAGTAATTGAGCAAATTGAGCATTCAACGCAATATTGGGGAGATAAGGATAAATTTAAATTTAGAACGCTAATAAATGATTACAACATCACCAATGAGGTGGGGGAGAATAGTGAAAGAGTAAATCGGCTTGAATTTACACTAAATGTAAAAGCGTATATACTTCCAGAAAAAGTTGATGGTGAAAGCTTAGTAAAAAAATCATTTTCTACAAAAAGAGTAGTAGTATCAACTGAAACAGATATAACCAGTGGAAACGGACGATTAGAGGGGTTATTAACTACACCATCACCATATTATGACAACAAAGATTTAATTGACTTTTTATCTTTAAATAACAGTAAAGTACAAAATCCTACAACAACTAATACTATAACATTTGCAAATGTAAAATTAATAAAAACACCCGCAACACTATCAAGTTTAGTAACGAGTGGTATAACCGTTGCGGATAAGTCATATGATGTTAAAGTTTATATAAATGGGGTTAGATATTATCAAACTACGCATTTTACCGTTTCAATATCATTAACAACCTTTACTATAAATTTTATTCCAGGAATATTCGCACAACCTGTTGATATTGCAGATCAAATTACAATAACAGGTAAATTTATTGATATTATATAATGAAACGAACCCTATTAGATATAA